ACAGGAAGGATTAAATTTCAATGAAGCAAAGCGTTTTGCAGAAAGAATTACTGGGGAAAGCAGCAGCACAATACGCGGAAAACATTTATCAGGCGGAAGATTACCTAAGAAGCAGGGGCATACCACTGGAAGTAGCACGTCTGGCATCATTAGGCGTAGTCGCGGAGCCTGAGACAGGGCACGAAGGATTCAAAGGTCGACTATCAATACCCTACATAACCAAGACTGGTGTTGTAGACTTACGGTTTAGAAGCCTTAACCCCGCAGTCGAACCCAAGTATATGGGTATGACTGGAGCAGAGACCAGGATGTATAACGTGCTAGATGTGGAGAGAGCCAGTGATTTTATTGGAGTTTGTGAAGGCGAGTTGGACACCCTTACTCTGTCTGCTTGCGTTGGGATTCCTTGCATTGGAGTACCAGGTGCGAACAGTTGGAAGAAACACTACACACGATTGTTGGCGGACTTTGAAAGGGTCTTTATATTCGCAGATGGAGACCAGCCTGGCACGCAATTCGCCACTAGTCTTGCCAGGGAATTACCAGTTACTATCATTCAACTCCCAGACGGACACGATGTTAATTCAATGTTCGTGCAAGAGGGTGCTAACTACTTCCACCAAAAGATGGGTGTAAATGAACATTGAGGATACTCCTCCCCATAATCACTGCAACGATTGCAACATAACCTTCCCCGATTCGTTTGCTTTAATAGACCATATGATGGAAGAGGGCGAAGAGTTCGACCCGTACTATCTGTTGCCCTCTGGTTTCAAACTTATGCTAGGGTCGATGCTACGGTTCTTGTTTGACAATGCAGATAAACCTGACCAAATCAAAATGATAACTCAGTCTACCTATGTTACACTATTTGCTAGTGAGAATGGGTATGACTTAGTTGATGAGTTGGTTGAGGATATGATTGTCAAGTCTGCACTACAAGACTTTGACCGTGACTTACAACAACTATTAGCGGAGGAACCCAATGACGACGAAGGCGGAGCGTGAGGAAATATGGCAGATTATTCAGTACCTAACAAACTTGGGTTTAAACGTAGTAAAGACGGAGACTCAGGGAACTTCATTGATGGTTTCGTTAGCCATTCCGTTATTGCACGCGAACTCCATCTCGAAGTAAACCTTGCCAATGTAACCAAAGAATTATCTCAATTGCTTATCTCCAAGCATAAAGATTATGGTCCGAAAAATATTTCCCAAGCACCAGGTGGTGCAATCAACGGGTTGCGTGTGCGTATGCACGACAAACTCGCACGCATTAACAACTTGATTGACAGTGGTGCAAACCCTGAGCACGAATCTCTTGAGGATTCCTTCAAGGATATGGCTAACTATGCAATCATTGGACTGCTAGTTTTAAGAGGCAAGTGGGATGAATGAAAGAGCAGGAGTTATTTGACTGGCTAAAGTCGGAGCACTTCCCAGATTTAATACACTCCCCAGAATTATTCGACGGCTTTGATTGCATCACAGATATGTACAAAATGTTTATCGAACTTAAGTCACGCAATACACATTACGATACGTTGTTGCTTGAGAAAAAGAAGTACGACTTCCTTATCACTAAGTCAACTGAACTTGGGTTAACACCCTACTACATTAACTATACACCTGAGGGTGTGTGGTCTTTTCGTCTTGACTTAATACAGAACATTGTATGGGAAGACAAGTGGTTGCCAGTTACAACAGAGTTTGCAAACAAGAACAAGATGATGAAGCCAGTTACCTTCCTCAAAATAGTGGACGGGACAAAGATTAAATGATTGAGTGGGAAAGAATAAAGCGTTGGGATTATGTAGTTGATGCTGTCGGTTCTGAATACTCACGCAAGTTTCCAACCATTGAAGTAGAAGACATCAGACAATCTCTCTATCAGTGGTTTGTTGAGCATCCAAATAAATTAGATGCTTGGGAAGAAATAGGTGACAAGGACGCAAAGAACCTTATCTATCGTAGCCTACGCAATCAAGCCTTAGATTATTGCAACCATTGGAAAGCAAAGTCTGGTGGGTATGAGACCAGCGATTTATTTTATTACGAAGCAGATATGGTTGAGGCACTCTTGCCTCCCGTCTTGCGTGGTGAGTGGGGTGTGACTCACAAACTAAATCTTGGTAGAACTGGCAGACCTTCTGCGCCTAACGAGGGTGGCAACCTTATGGCTATGATGATTGAAGTTGACTATGCGTTTTGGAAACTACCTAAAGATGACAGGAAGATATTATTCCTACGCTATGCAGAGTCAATGGACTTTGGTGACATTGGTAAAGAGTTAGATATGGGCACAGAAGATGCGGTGCGGATGCGTCACAAGCGTGCCATTCGTAAACTGATTAACAAGATTGGTGGGTTCAAACCATTCCGCGATTATGATGATGCCCCCACAGAAGAAGACTCAGGCGTTGATTCTGCTGGGTCTACCCAAAGTGATTCACCATATGAATCATAGAACTCTTCAATCTCTTTACCGCTAGCGAACTGTAAGCCTTCGCTCTCTGTTCTAAAACATACAGAGCAACCGCCACCTTCACATATATTGCACATCATCTAGCCTCCTGTTGAATAGAACCCGCTACCATTGAAGCGGATTGCTGGTATGTTGTATATTCTATTTGCTTGTTGACCGCAAATGCAAGTCACTTCAGCATCTCTTTCTTCTACGTCTCGTGTAATTTCTTGGTGTGCCATACACCACTTGCAACGATACTCATACGTTGGCATTAGTACTCGAACCCTAGATACCAGAACCCTAAGGTCAGGTCAAAGTTGTATTTGCTAATCTGAAATCCAATACCAAATCCATTTGTTTTACCCCAGTAAAACCAAGACTTCCCAATCTTTTTTTCTGTCATTCATCTCTCCAATCCATAGGTGTTGGTGCAGTGCTGATTGCCTTGCACTCCTTACATTCCTGTCTTAAGTCATACCAAGATACTTCTCTTGTCTCTTCATCCCACATTACCGTGATTACAAACATCTTGCAACCACAGACACAGGTTAATATAGGCTTGCCTCTTAGGTCAAGCACTTAGTACCAACCCCTAGAGTGGTGTAACCAAGCCTTGCACGGTGTGCCATAGCGGTGTTCGATATAGCGATAGGCTCTGAGTATTTGAACTGCTGGGTCTTTACTCTTCTCGCCTAACATCTGTGCAATTCCGTAAGCACTACTGCCTTGCTGGTTCTTGGCTAAATGGTCGAAACGACTTTCCTTCATAAAGATTTTATAGACACAGCCTCGCTCTTTTTTATCCCAACCCCAACCAACTTGAGCATAGCGCATAGCCATTATCTTGTTGGCTCTCTTCTCTTCCATTGTTGCCTTGGTTCTTATGACTGGTGGCTTGTCATCTCTTGTCTTTATCGTGTGGTTCAACTGCACAATCAAAAGACTGGCAGTTAAAATTGATAGAACAATAAATCGTTTTCTCATTTATCTATTCTAGCAATCATCAGCCGAACATTCCTTCTGTGTCGGTGCTCTGAGCGAACCATAGTTTCCTGTGGCTTCTTCGTTGTCAATAGATAACGCTCAACTGTGAGCAAGCCACCCCATATGGAACCGTGCCCGCCTGTGAACTCTAAGTTCTCACGCTCTAACCCCTGCTCTAAGCACTTAGCCCTGACTGGGCATACATTACATAACTCTATTGCCTCTACACTACGCAACACTTCTAACTTCTGTATGTCTGAGTCATTGGAATTGTTGTAGTGCCACAAGTCAGGGTCAGGGTGTCTGTTGCAGTTGCCTTGCTCGTGCCATCTTCTATCTTTTAATACCATTATATGACCGCCTTTAAATGAGATACTGGTAAGACATTAACTGCCTGTCCTTGGTATTCGTCTTGCCATAATGTCTTTGCCTCTGCTTGGTGTTCATACAACCATTCGTCCTGCTCTGTGTATGTCATAGTTGCCCATTGTGCGGGCAATTCCGTGCCCTCTGGTAACCAGATATTAACTACTTTCACCCCCTTAGTTTCATACACTATCTGCATTTGCTTCTGCATTAGTTACCCCAATCCACACGAAGCCATCTTGGTGTCGGGTAATCTGCCCCAGTATTTCAAACCATTGGTCATCTATCTCTGCTGTGATGATTCGTTTCATTTCTTTTTCTCCTGTTCGACTATTTTATTTTCGCATTCTTCGCAAGTATCGGAGCGGTATAAGTTGTAATCAAAATCTTTATCACAACTTTTACATTTAATAAAGTCTGAGTCGTCGTAAAAGAATGGGTCGTTTAGTGGTGGTTCGTATGCCATTACTCGCCCTCCACTATTGTGAACTCTGCAAACTCGCTTATGCGATTACCGTGTTGTTCTTCTGCAGTCTGCTTTGCCTGTTCAATCGCGTCTTCATCATTGTCTGCTTCTAGTGTCACAAACATTGTGTAGACCATTTTGATTTCGTAGTCTTTCATTCTTCTTCCTCCTCTGTAATTAAACCTAACTCCTTGAGTGCTTGCATTGCCTCGTTTAAACTATCTATTGCGCTTTTAATCTGTTGCTCTGTACTCATTTATTTTTCTCCTGTCTGTGGTGGCATTGGTTGATAGGGTATAGGCAATCTCCGCAGATTACAACTGTGTTCTCCATTACTTATCCCTGTATTTAATTATTGTTTGCATTACTTGGTGGATTTTGCACTCGCAAGGTTCTCCACCCATATTCCACTCAAACTCTAGGTGTGAGTAGTTGTCCTCATAGATTTCATTTACTAATTGCTCGACTGTGTAGGGCTTAGTCTCTGTGTCACTCATTTGTTGCCCCGTTCTGCAATCATTTGCCCCGTGCGTATGCCTGCTATGAGGCTTCGCAGTGTGCGCCCTGCCTCTGCCTTGGTTCCGCCTAAGTAATCACTAAACCCTCGCGGTTCCCAATGTCCTGAGCCGTACTTACTGCCTCCGCTAAAGTGGATACGAAAGGCTCGCCCGTAGGTCTTGCTTCCCTCTTGAAGTACAAGGTGCGGGCGTTTATTGGATTCGTAGGTGTCCTCGACTATCTCGCCCTCCAAGAGTGGCTTTACTAATTCCTCAAGCACACCGACTAAGCGGTGCAAATCTGCCATACTTGTTTGCATTTGTTTATTCTCCTGTCATTTCGTTGTTGATTAGTATCCCCGCAATGCATAGCGCGGCGATTGGTAGTAGTGCAAGGGCTAGGGCTGTCACTTCTTCGCCGCCTTTCTTGCGTCTTGCTTGTCCCATTCAGAGAGCCATAACCGCAGGGCTCCCTTGTCTCGCGTTCTCAGTGCTTCAGAGAAGCACCACACTTTGAGCGCGTTTGTTGAGTTTGTGCTGATGATGTCTACTAATTGAGCCATTCTATTTTTCTCCCTGTCGTTTGTCGTATGCTTTAACTCGTGCCATTCCTCGCTTGTGTGCGTCCCACAGATTAACCAACCCGTGAGAGATAAGCAAGCCTGAACCTAAAACAAAAACTAGATAACAAATTGTTATAATTGTTTCCATTAGTTGCCCGCCTTGCGTGCCTTGATAATCTTGCGAACCTTTAACCCTGCGAAGATTAACACCGCAAGAATTACAGTCCTCCAAGGGAGAAACACATCTCCAAAATAGGTTGTCAGGTGAAGACTGTAACTATCAAATCCAAAGTTCAAGAACTCTTCTGTGTTGTACATTTTTTCTCCTGTCTAAGCCGTACTAGTGGACATTTGCCACCGTGCCCCGCTAGAGTCTCGCACTCTGCGCCCCCTGTCAAGGGTGCGGGGCTGTGAGTTACCTCACGCGCTCTGTTTTGCTTGCACTCTCTCCGCATATTTTGCGACTAGTGCATCCATAATTGCCTGACCTTTTGCCTTGTTCGTTTCTGTTCTCTCTTGCTGTGATTCGCGGAGTGGGGTTAGGGCTTCCCAGCATTCGGCGTTAATTGCGTCCATTGCTTTATCCTTGCGCTCTCTGACTAGTTCCTGAGTCTCGTAGAGTGCTTTAATCTGTGCCTGAATTAGTTCCATATGGGCTTTATAATTGTCCTGTATTTTTTCGGTTCGTTCTTTGTTTTCTTCGTACCATTTGGCTTGTGCGTTTCTGTATTCGTCGTAAAGTTTGCCATTCTCACGGCGAACTTCTAGCATTGCCTCATCTTCTGCTTGGCGGAAACTGCGTGCCATTGGCTTGCTCATTGCTTGGTATAGTTCGTGTTTCTGCACTTGCTTCTCCTGTCGTGTTGGGATTGTTCCCGTGCCTCAATAGTGTCGTGAACACTCGCCCTCTGTCAAGGGTTTGAGGCTGTGACTTTCGTCACATCAAATCTGTGCATCTACCAATTCTGAAACGGTATCGCCAAACTCTCGCCAATCTAAATTATTAGAGTTTTTGAGTGAGACGGTAATCATTCGCCATTGTTCAAAAGTTAGTTCAAGCGTCGCGGTTCCTTGTTCTTGTGCTTTCATTAGTTCGCCCCCACTAACGCCTCAGCAATTGCGCGGCGGACTTGGTTGGTGTGCTTGCTTGTTGTCACGCTAAACTTTTGCGCGACTACATACCAGCCAAAATTAAGCGTGTGCCAAGCGATTGGGGTATTGTATGAGTACACGATATAGTCCGCCCCGTTCACGTCCGCCTCAAATGTCGCCAAGTCCTTGCCCATCAGTTGCCCTCCGCCTAATGAGTAACGGCTCCCGCTTAGTGCGCTTGCCTTGAACTCTTGGCGTGTTGCTATGTAGTGAATCGCGTCTCTCTGGTTCATTCTGTGCTCCTGTCGTTGTGTCGTTCTGGTAGATTTTCTACCCGTGCCCCGCTCCTCATTGAAGAGGCACGCCCTAGGCGGGCGGGGCTGTCCTTGCTAGTTCTTCATCATCTCCATAAGGTTGGCACGCTTTTCGGCTTTATCGTTGATTAGTGCTAGGCGGTGAACTCGTGCTGTCCACTCTGGTGAATCTGTCCATCCGTCCGCCTTGATTGTTGGGGCAATTTTTTCCATTATCTCGCAGAGTTCCTCACGGCTTGCGAGAAAGTTGAGGCGGTATTCCCCAAGAGATAACTTCTCGGATTGGCTTGCGACTAGTTCAAAAACTGTCTCGGCTTGCAATTTGTTTAGGTACATTTGGTGCTCCTGTCGTTTTGGGTTCTGCCTAGTGCTTTACCCTTATGACTTAAGTCTCCCACGCTTGGCGAGGCTTGTCAAGTATTGAACACGCTTAAGAAATGTGAGTTACGTCACATTTTCGGAACCTGTGAGGGGGTTCGGGTCTGTCGATTTGTCGACAATTGAAGAGGGTCTAAGTGATTGAAGTTTCAACTACTTCCCCGCATTCTTGGATTCAATTCAAAAAGACTAGACCCCGCGAATATGGACGGGGGATAGTCGCCTAATTAATCTTGGCATTTAAACATTAATCCCTTGCCAATTCTGACATTTAAACCCGCAGAGTTGCGGGGTTTATTATGTAAAGTAAACTCTAACCCTCAGGTATACGTTGAGGGTCTAGGTTCCTAAGGTTCTTGCATACCTTTTGACCGTAGGGTTGTTTAATTTGCTTACTTACTTGTATATATACTCCCATCATAATTTTCTGTTATATTCGCTAAATACGCCCTGACCAGGGCTTTTATATATATTAGCCCCCCTTATATAAATATTTAAAAATATATTGATATTAAGTGTTCGGTTTTGGTACTTTGAACGGGTTATCTTATATGTAAAGATTAATTATAATCTTTAACGGATTAACCTCCGTTTGCTCTACGGTTAATCCTTAATTAATATATAATATATATAACAGTTACCACAGTTATGCCGTCAGGCAGGTACCGTTTATTGAGCGTTTTTAAACCTCTACAGAGGGCGACGAAATACACCCTAGGGGGCACCAATGGGACGCAGACCTGGGATTCAAAACATCCCTAAGCACGAGGCTCAGGAGAAGGTTCTCCTACAACTTGAGCAAGGTTCGACCATCACCGCTGCTATGGCATCGGTTGGGCGCAATGATGTTACTTTCCGCCAATGGTCAATGAATGAACCAGCCTTCAAGGAACGAGCAGACAAAGCCCGACTGGTAGGCAAGGGAGTTATCGCTGACTTAGGCGACCTGAAAGAAATCTCTTTCCCCGACTTCTGTGAGCAGTTCTTGGATACCAAGATGTTCCCTCACCAGTTAAACTGGATTGACCTCATTGAGGGGCGCGAGCCGCGCTGGATGCACCCTGCTATGACTTACGAGCCAGGGGCTACCAACAGAGTGCTCGTCAACGTACCACCTGAGCACGCCAAGTCCACGGTCATTACGACTAACTACGTAACTTACAAGATTGTGACCAACCCTAACTCACGAGTCATCATTGTCTCAAAGACTCAGGGTATGGCACGTAAGTTCCTTGGTGCAATTAAGACTCGTCTTAACCACCCCGCCTTTATTAAACTGCAGACCGCTTTTGGTCCAAATGGCGGATATAAGGCAGACGCCACTACGTGGTCTGCAGATATGATTTATTTAGGTACAGGACGCGATAGTGGCGAAAAAGACCCAACCGTCCAAGCCTTAGGTTTAGGTTCACAGATTTACGGTGCTCGTGCTGACTTAATTATCGTCGACGACGCTGTGATGGGCTCCAATGCCCACGAGTGGGAAAAGCAGATGGAATGGCTTCAGAAAGAAGTTATCACCCGTCTAGGACGCTACGGTAAACTTATCATCGTAGGTACCAGAGTTTCATCTATCGACCTCTACAAGATGCTTCGAGATGGCTCACAGTGGACAGGTGGCAAATCACCCTTCACCTATATGGCAATGCCAGCAGTTTTAGAATTTGATGAGAAACCTTTAAACTGGAAAACCCTTTGGGCTAGAACAGATAGACCCGAAGGAGATGTGGACGAACCTGATGCTGACGGACTTTATCCGAAATGGGATGGACCCGCGCTCTTTACAAGGCGCTCTGAAGTCGCTCCGTCGGTCTGGGCTATGGTCTACCAGCAAGAGGATGTCCAAGAAGACTCAATATTCTCTCCAACCTGTGTGGCTGGCTCAGTCAACGGAATGCGAAAAAGAGGACCTCTAAAGGCAGGCAACCCTGGTCACCCTACTCACGTCGAGGGTTACACCATCATCGGTCTTGACCCTGCTATGGCAGGTGCTACAGGTGCTGTGGTTTGTACTTACAACAGAGCCGATGGAAAAATCTATGTGCTAGATGCTGTCAATATGACAGAGCCTACGCCTCAGAAGATTCAAAATTTAATCGAAGATTGGGTGGAGAAATACCGCCCTCAAGAATTGCGTATCGAAATCAACGCGCATCAGAAGGCGTATGCACTTGACGAAAACTTACGTAACTTTCTAGCAGGTTACGGTACGCAACTTAATTCTCACTTCACAGGTAAGAACAAGTGGGACACATCTTTTGGTGTGGCATCTATGGCTACCCTCTTTGGTAACACCAGAGACGGACGATTCCAAGATAACAACATTATTGAACTACCAAGCAATGAGGGTTCAGAGGGTCTTAAGACTCTAGTACAGGAACTCATTACCTGGAAGCCAGATACTAAGAACCCTACTGACGTTGTTATGGCTCTATGGTTTACGGTCATTCGTATCCGAGAGATGATGCAGAAGTCAAGTCAGGCATCGCAATACCAATCAAACCGTTGGGCAACTCGTGCTCAGCAAGGTCGCAGATTCGCAGTCAACTTAGATGACGCCTTCGCAGACCAATGGTCAGGTCAATACGGATAGGAAAACATTATGGCAGGCTCAGGTGGCTCACGCGTACCAAAGAAACCAAGCAAAGGTTTAACAGCAGACGATTATGTTTATGCACAAGAAGTTGCAAATCAACCTGCTTCAAATCGTATACAGGCACTTTATAAGATGCAAGCAAAGATAGACGTTGCTGCTCTTAAAAAGAAGTACCCTGCTATCCGTAAAAATTATGATGTCAAAGGTACAACAGTATCTACTGTAAATAAAACATATCCAGCGTAAATAATTTTAGTTAGGACAATAATGGCATTATCAATGGAACAGGTAGCAGCAAGAGTAACCTCTTTGCGTTACCGCAATAGTGAGCGCGATGCTCGCAACCTTGACGTCCTTGCTGTCCGTAAGGGTCAAATCTCACAGGTTTACCCTGACTTCTTTCCAGATGGCGTAGACGCCAACGTAGTTGCTAACTTCATTGACGTAGTAGCACGTGACCTTTCAGAGGTTATGGCACCACTGCCAGCAGTAAACTGCTCAGCAGCAAATTCAGTTTCAGACAGAGCGCGACAGTTCGCTGACAAGCGTACTCGTATTGCATCAAACTACTTTTCACATTCAGACTTATCAGTACAGATGTATTCAGGCGCTGACTGGTATATCACTTATGGTTTCGTTCCGTTCATTATTGAACTGGACGAAGAAGCAAAACTGCCACGTATCCGCATAGAAAACCCGATAGGTTCCTATCCAGAGTTTGACCGCTATGGACGTTGTGTGGCATTTGCTAAAAGATATCTTATGACATTGGGCGAACTCGTTACTCAGTTTCCAGAGTTTGAGAGGGAACTGCTCGGTGGTCAAGGCTACAAGCAAGACCTCAATAACGAGGTTGAGTTAATTCGCTATTATGACAAAGACCAATCAATTATCTACTTACCAACAAAGCAAGACTTGATTCTTTCTAAGGTTAAGAATCCTCTAGGTAAGATGATGGTTATTGTTGCACGTAAGCCTTCAGTTGATGGCGAACTACGTGGACAATTTGATGATGTTCTAGGTATCCAGTTGCTACGCAACCGCTTTGCGTTGCTTGCAATGGAAGCAGCAGAGAAATCTGTTCAGGCACCTATCGTACTTCCACAGGATGTACAAGAGTTGCAACTTGGTGGAGACGCAGTTATCCGTACTGCTAACCCAGCAGGTGTACGTCGTGTTGAACTCACACTTCCACAAGGCGCATTTACTGAGCAGACATTGCTTAACCAAGAACTTCGTGTTGGTACACGTTACCCTGAATCTCGTACAGGTAACATTGATGCTTCAATCGTCACTGGACAAGGCGTACAAGCACTTATGGGTGCATTCGATACCCAAGTCAAATCAGCACAGGCTATCTTCGCTGCAGCATTGCGCGATGTAATCAGCCTCTGCTTTGAAGTTGATGAAGTTATTTATCCAGAAGAAAAAACAATCCGAGGCGTAGATTCTGGTTCTCCATATGAAATTGAATACAAGCCAT